TTTCTTAGTGAAGCTCATTCTGTTTTCTTAGCTCGCGGCTTGCGTTGTTTCTTTACTACAGCAGTGACAACAGTGTCGTCAACTACTGGTGATGTATTACCATTATCAGGAGCAGCAACTGGAGCAGGAGCGTCGTCCTCAGTGTCAATTGCAATAGCAGCAACCGGAACGCTCGGAGCTTTCTCTTTCTGGATTGTAGAAATCTCAGAAACATCCAAGCCGTACTTTCCAGCCAACTGACGAACAAACAAAGCTTGTTGTGCTTTAGCTTCTAGCGAAGAACGCCAGTCAAGACCTCTCGCACCATAGACCTCATCGTAAGTCACAATACCAGCTTCCAACTCAGCCAACTGAGCCGCAGAGTTACGGCCAACATCGACATTTGGAGAGCGCGGAGCGGTAATTGAAACTTCGTACCAATCCGCTGGAGCGTCATTGAGAGCCGGATCTGTCTTGATCGCGTACTCCATAACGTACTCGTAAATACGTCGAGCCGCCGAAGCCATCACTTGATGCCGAGACTTGAACCAGACCGCAGACATATCTAGCGCACCGCGATAGACAGTTCCCTGCATCGACTCTGGATAGACAAGAACGTAAGGAATACCAACGCCAGCACAGACCTTTTCGGTCAGTTGCCGCCAGTATTCGCGCATATTTACACCGGGACGCTCCGTTGCGAACTGCTCAAATGAATCACCGTTCTTCAGTACTTTAACAGCAGATCCAAATACCTGCTCGTAGTAATTCTCAGCGGTGTTCTGAGTGGTTCCAGCCGTACCAGCGCGGAGGTTGCTGGCTTGGACCTCACCGGAAACGGTCTTAACGATCTGAGCGACCGAAGCTCCTAACTTACAAGCTTCCATCTCCAACTTTTGAAGGTCGTCAAGATCGTGAAGATCGTTGATAACACTAGAGACAAACGGAAGACCGCGAAGCTGTGCGGGACGATTTGGTTCGTAGATATGCACTACGGAGTCCGCGCTGATGCTGCGGACATCAACCAGATTCCCCTGACTCTTCTCGTTACCGATAAAGTAAGCGACAGCGCGACCAGTGCGAGGGTCAAAGCGAACACCGTCAAATACGGTTTCGTCTGACTCCATTCCTTTGGGAGTCGCAATTGATTGAGCTTCTATAAGCTGCAATCGCGGCTTGCCGCTTTCACCTTTGGTTAGCAGCAAGAAACTCTCGCCATCGTAGAACCAACCGCGAGCGGCTTGCCCCATCAGAGTGCCAAATGATTGGCGAGAACCGATGTCGGGATAGCGGCTCCAAATATCAAACCACTTCTTAGCCGCAAGATTCCAAGCCGGATCGCTTGAAGCCGGTTGAACAGAAAAGCTTGAACCAACTGTGTAAGACTCAAACAAGTCTCCCAATCTGTTCATTATCGCGTTGTTCTGTTCAAAAAACCGCGATTTGCGAACAATGGCTTGACGGGTCGAACTGGTTACGTCGAAGCGAGCCGAAGTGTAAGACGTATCGAGATACGAACGACGCAGAGACTGACCGGCTCCTTCGTATTTGTTAACGGGAGCGGGAAACAGCTTGTTGGCTATGGTTTGCAGGATTCCCATTAGCTCATGCGGGTTGTGGCTTCACGTCGAAATTGCGTGAAATCACCGTAATACCGAGTGGTTGCAACAAGAACACTGCCAAGCATCTTGTTGTAAATCTGGAGATCAGACGGACTAGTGATGCCGTCTCCATTTAGGAGAACCACAGCGTAATCGTAATCACTCAGCAGTGATTCCCACATTTCCAACATCTCACCAGCGGAGGCGGAACCTTTACCGGGTTCAGCGAACTCAACCGAAACATCAGAACTGGAAGTGCTGCGGACTAGCTGACCAGACTCCAGAGTGTTAGCCGCAACAGTAAGCTTTGCAGTCAAAGCTTGAAGCAAAGTCAAAGCACCAAGACTTGCGTATGTTGTACGCAAATATGAACGCTTAGTTGCTACGGTGTAAGTCACCACTGACGGGACTATTCACACAGCAGTCTCAGTGTCAAGCGGCAGAAGTTTCCGCTGTGCTGGATCTCAGGTCATTCCACAACATCACCATTGCTAATTGCATGATCTCGCAATCGTGCAAGTGATCCGGCCAACGAGTATTTCGCTTGAACCACAAGTGCTTGATTCGACCGGAGCGGTTAGCTGTTGGCTTTAGGAGATGGCTGTCCAAGTGCTTCCAGTATGTATCAGAATCTGCCGCAAATGCCCCCTCAGCCTCAAGCGGTGCTGGTAAGCTGCAAACGGTCCATTGGTTAGTTTCCGATCCTTTACGGAGCCGCTGGAGAACGTCCCGCATATGCTCAGTGTCAAAGACCAGCAACGGCTGGACGACATCAGTACGCATTGACGTTGAGGTCGTGATTCCGAAGGGATGGATCGAGCCGGTCTTGCTGGTGAACCGCGCACCAGTCTCTCGGCCTTTCATTGGCAACCAGCCGATTAACATCGGCTTCCGCAGACCTCCCTCCGGTGGGTAGCGCAAGCCGCAGGGATAGGTTATCGGAGAGTTGCTGAGTTGTGAAAACTCCGCGCAAGCATCATAAACCGCTTGTGTGTTGTAACCGGAGTCAATGCCGACATCCATGTCATGGACTTTGTAATGCAGTTGGATGCGTCGCAGAGCGGCAAAGTCATCAGCGTGACCAGCCGCAACCAGTCTTGAGTTTCCGCCGGACCACTCTCGGCAGACCCACCACAAGAACGGAGCGGCAGCTTGTACGTCAGCGGTGAGGTAGCGTCTGGCTTCTGGCATCTCGGCATCAGAGACAACCTCCACTCGCTCCTGTTGGGTCTCTTGGTTTTCCCACGGCTCAGACAACATTCCGTTTATGAATCCCTGCAACCCCATCATTGAAGACTTCGCTTCCAAGAATGCGACCGCAAGATTTCCCCAAGTGCATTTGCGATCCGGTGAGTAGAGGCTGGAGAGATGGTAGCTTCTGACGCTTGGGAGGCTCGCTTTGTTCTCAGCGATCCAGCGACCATGACGTAATGCGGCAACCTTCTGGCTGTCGGTAATCTTCCCCTGACAGAGTTGGCAGACGTAGTGGGCGGAAGTGCGTATCTGCTGCCAATCGGGTCTTCCCTCTTCGGTCTTAGCGTTGTCCCAAGTGACTTGTCGCCACTCCAACTTGATCGGCTCTTTGCAGTGCGGACACGGGATGTAGAAGCGTCGCTGGTCTCCGCGAAGATACCGCTGCCAGATTCGACCTTCGGAGGTCGTCGGAGTGCTGGTGAAGAACGCTTTGGAACTTGAGAACGCTTTGAGTCGCTGCTCGGCAAGATCCAGAGCGTCGGCTTCCTTCGCTGTTGCATCAGCGAACTTGTCCACCTCATCACCAACCAGAATGCGGACGGGTCGAGACGCTAGATTAGCCGGTGAGTTGGAGCCGACAAAGGTCAACGTGCATCGGTCAAACTGCTGCTCAAGATTTGTGATCTGGTCTTTGTCAGTTGGGAACCGCGCAACCATTGCCGGTGAGTCTTCCAGCATAGGAAGCCAGCGTGACTTGGAGAAGCTGCGAGCGAGATTCTCACTCGGCATCAACCACAGCGCAGGACTCGGCTCTACGTCGATGGACCAAGCCAGACCAGCCATCAACGTTGTCGTCTTACTGGTTTGTGAACCCCAACAGAGCGTGACTTCAGAGACTGCCGGATCTTTCCAGCATTCAAGCGGCTCTCGGCAATATGGACGAACCGCAGTCGAGAATGGTCCGGGGTGTTCAGTCTGACGCTGACTTAGCGATAGGTTGGCTTCTGCCCACTCGACCACAGACTGCCGTGGAGTTGGTCGCCAGAGTTGCCGTCTGAACTCCAAGATTTCACGCTCTAAGTCCGTCATCAGAAAAGCTCCTCAATAATCTGACCGCTCTTGATCTTGTAGTGAGCGGCTCCACTCATATCGATCATTGCGACTCTCTCAGTGCGTCCGTTAACCGTTTTGCCGGTGGCTTGATGGTTAGCCGCCCATGTTGCGTTGCGGTTGAAGATTTCGACCATCAGCACCAAGTTGTCGTCGAACAAATGGAGAACCCCATAGAAAGGAACTCGAAGCTCTTTGGTTATCAGCAAAGCCGCTTGAAGCTTTGACCATGAGACCATCCAGCGGTTGCCGTAGGTGGTTTGGAGCTTGGTTAGACCGTAATTGCGCGTCTTGACCTCATAGCTTCCAACGATGATTCCTTTGGCTGGATCGTGGATGAACCCGTCAATGCGCGACGGTTCATCGTTGGAGATTCCAAGAAACTCAAAGCCGGTTTGACGCTCGATAGCTTTAAGCGCGATCCGGTTCTGACGGAGTGCTTCAAGACCGGCTGGAGTCTGGCAGTTTAAGATTTCCACGGGTCAGTTTGGTGCAGAGTCTTGAGACATACTTCTTGGACCCAACGGTCTAGCTCACGCTCAGCGTGTTCTGGGTCGTGCGGAGCAATGCGTCCAGCCAGTTGCTTTGGCATTGATTTAAGAAGACTGGCGACAGCTCCGTCATGGTCTTGCATGACCTTCTTGACCCAAGAGCCAGAGACCAGAGTGCGCTCCTTCTCGGATAATGAAATTACATCTTCCCGTGCGCTAATAAGGTTTTTGGCAGCGGTAGCGTGAACCGTAACCATTCGACCGGCATCGAGAGATCGAGCAGCCAGAGCTTCGGATGCTAGATTGTAAGCGGCTCTCTCAATCTGCTTCTGCCGCTCATACGCTCCCTGTGGTGAGTCTTCAGTTGCAAGAGCAGCATTGATTGCAATCGCTGCTTCCGGTGGTCTGTAGGGTCCGCTGGACGCTTCTGGTGCGCTTTGCTGCTGTTGCATTGCAGCGAGCCGTTGAGCGTCGCTCGGTCTGCCACCGATACCTTTGCGAGAACCTCTCCAAGCGTCGGCTTCCTCCGGTGAGGTCAACGGCATTCCGTTTGCCACTAGCTGCGACACTCGACCTTTGGATAAACCGCTGTGCTTGCAGTAATCTGTCTGAGTCATCGGAGAATTATCGGGAGTTCATCCGGCTTCATCTTCAAGAGTTCCTGAAGACCTTTCTTGATCGTGTTGTACGTCGGTTGCTTCGGGTCTGGCTGGTAGAAAGCGGCAACTTGATCGACGGTGAAACTTCCGCTTTTTATGCGGCTTAAATGCCACTTAAGCGTTGAGTGTCCGATATTAAGAAGTAGGTAGTCGGTA